ATTGATGAAGCTTTTTAAATCTCTTGATTTTTCCGGTGGTGATCCTTATCCAATTCAGGATTATCGTCCCGGTTCAAAATTCTAGTTATGTGTTCTCGTTGTGAACCTCTTTTGCTCACTTTATCTTTTAACCGTCCATTTGCGTGGACATATTCTTCACTTTTTCGATGAAAAGAAAAGATAATATCTTTACTTCCGTAGACCTTCCTCCGGTTGAATCGTCTACGTTTGATCTTTCTCACGAACGAAAACTTACCTTCCAGATGGGTGAGTTAGTTCCCTTTATGTGTCGTGAGGCTGTTCCCGGTGATAATTGGCGAATTCAGCAAATTAATTTGCTTCGTCTCATGCCTCTTATTAACCCTGTTATGCATAAGGTCCGGGTGAAAACTGAATGGTTTTTTATTCCTGATCGCATTATTTATGGTGGTTGGGAAAATTTTATCACTGGTGTTGATCCTGTTGCTGCTCCTTATATTGAGTTGGATGGTGATATTTCCGTAGGCACTCTTGCTGATCATATTGGTATTCCTCCGGGTAATTATGAAGAGCAGCCCGTTAAAGTTCTTGCTCTTCCTTTTGCTGCTTATTTTATGGTTTGGGATGAATGGTACAGGGACCAAAACCAGTCACCTACTACCTATGTTGATCTAGTTCCTGGCAATAATACTCTGACCTATTTTGCCAAGATTAATGATGTTCCTTTGAAGCGTGCTTGGAGGCATGACTATTTCACTTCTGCCCTTCCTACTCCTCAGCAAGGTGCTCAGGTCGATATTCCCCTTGGTGAAGTGAAGGTCAAAGGTTATGGTACTGGTGAGCCTCATATGCTCGTTAAGAATAAAGTTTCTGGTGCTGTTATTGTAGGTGGTGATGTAACTGCTGATAACGCTGGCCAACTTGGTGTTGGTGGTCCTCCTTCTTCTACTCTTACTGTTATTGATCCGAATGGTACTTTAGTTGTCGATCCTACTACCATTGATGATCTTCGTGAGGCGTTTACTTTACAGGCGTTTCTTGAACGTTCTATGCGTGTTGGTAAACGTTATTTTGAACAGATTAAAGGCCACTTTAATCAGAAATCACCCGATAGTCGTTTGCAACGGCCTGAACTTATTGGTTCTTTTGTTCAGAATATGACCATTTCTGAGGTTCTTGCAACTGCTCAATCAACTACCGATGGTATAGCTGTCGGAAGTATGGCCGGGCACGGAATTAGTGTTGGCGGTGATTCTGTTTCTTTCCAGGTCCCCGAACATGGTTGGATTATGGGTATTATTTCCGTTATTCCCGACACTGCTTACATGGACGGGATTGATCGTCAATTTACTAAATTTGACCGTCTTGACTACCTCTGGCCGTCGTTTGCTCATCTTGGAGAACAGGCTATTTTGAATAAAGAGGTATGCGCCCATGATGTTCCCATTTCTGCTGCTTTCCCTCCCGATGGTGTTTGGGGTTATATTCCGCGTTATTCTGAGTATCGTTATATTCCTGACGGTGTATCCGGTGAATTCCGTGATACGCTTGACTCTTGGCATATGGCTCGGAAATTTGATCCGGCTTCTCCTCCTGATCTCAATGAAGAGTTTATTCTTGCGAATCCCACTCAACGCATTTACGCTGTTACTGATCCGGCTGAGGATCATGTTGTGAGTAATGTTATTATGAAGATTTCGTGTGATCGCAAGCTACCCCGACAAGGTATACCTGCAACTCTTCGTTAGTATGTCTTGCATTAGTCCTTATTTCGCCCAACACAAGGGGGAATGGTTGCCGCATCCTTGCGGCCGTTGTCCCCCTTGCAAGCGTCGTCGGATTGATGGTTGGGTTTTTAGAATGCTCCAGGAGGAGAAGAATTATTCTTCTCCTGGACGTTTTATTACTTTAACCTATGATACTGATCATGTTCCTATATCTCCTCATGGTTTCATGACTTTGGATAAGTCCGCATTCCCTAATTTTATGAAGCGTTTGCGTAAACTTGCTCCGGGTGTTAAAATGCGTTATTATGCATCTGGTGAATATGGCGACGAAAGGCGCCGTCCGCATTATCATGCTATTGTTTTTGGTTGTCCTGACGATAATCTTTTTCATACTGCTTGGGCTCTTGGTGGTGTGTCTTTTGGTCGCGTCGATGTCGACCAGGTTACAGGACGATCTATTGCGTATACTGTTGGCTATATCAATAAATCAGATTGGCAGAAAATTCATTCTCGTGATGACCGTGTTCCGGAATTTTCTTTAATGTCTAAGGGGTTAGGGGCCAATTATGTTACCCCTGCTATCGTTGCTTATCACAAGGCTGATCTTTCTCGTAACTATTTGTCTAAGCCTGGCGGTGATCGTATTGCAATGCCCCGATACTATCGTGAGCGGATATTTGATGAAGACGAACGTACTGTTCAGCAGGGTTTGTCTCAAATTGCTTCTGGTGTTACTAACTCGGCTAAGTATGCCGAGTTTTTGAAGTTGTACGGCCACATTGATGGCTATTCATATGACCGTTATCTCGAGTCTGAAAAGCTCGGTACTGTGTCTTCCTTTTATTCAAATCAAAAACCTCGTAATTATGACGGTTAGAAATTTGTCCAATGTTTACAATGTTCCTTCTGTTCGCGAAGCGAACCTTGGCACCTCTAATACGGTGCCTGATATGTCCCCTTCTCTGCGTGATATGCTTGACAAGCACTCTCGTGGCGGTGCTGTCGAAGGGTTTAGCGGTGCTTATATCCGCGACGATCATCCTCTTATCCCTGTTGGCATGGAGAACATGGATGTTTTTGAGAGGCGCGCTCTATCTCGCCAAATAGGCGATATGATTGAGGTCGAGCGCGGTAAACTTGTTTCCGCTGAACGTGCTAAGCGTGACGCTGAATTTAAGCGTGCTGTAGATGCTGCTGCTGCTGCTCAATTGGCTCAACGTGAGTCCTCTAAATCGGAGCAAGCCGAAGGCAACGCCTAGTCCGTAACGTTCGGCTTTCTAAGCAGCCCCGCAGGGTGTTTATTCGGCTCCTTATTCTACCCCGTTCGACTTAAAGTCGTTCGGGGTTTTTTTATGCGCGTACCAGGTACGCGCGTATTTCTATTGTTACGCATTTGCGTAACTGTATTGTTAATTACTTTTTTATGTCGCTCGTCGACTTTTGCCATAATATCCTTGTCGTTTTATGGCTAATTGACACTACCCTATGGATTAAGTATGTACTATTGTGTTGTGAAGGAACGAAGCGAAGCGGCGTGACGTACTTAACAAGGTATAGTTTTTTGACATATGGGTTTTGTATAGTGTCATTTTTACGCACCGTTAAGGTGCGTACGTGTGTGCTTGCGTGATGCAAGCCTACTTTTGTATCTCCTTCTCTACTATGTAGAGATTGTAGTGTTTTTAACTATTCTTCCATGGTGGAACGCTCCACCTAAATTCTTTTCTTATGAAATATCGTCGGGGCCGTCGAGGCCGTATGCGTGGCCGCTCTCGCGGCTTTTCTACCCCACGTGGTGGGGTTCGTCTCTAACTTTTAATTTCTTTTTATGCCACATCGTCGAACTGGCCGTTCGTTTCTTTCCTCTCGTGGTTTAGGCGTTCGTGCTTATTCTTTTTACAAGCGCCGGCGTTCTCGTCGTCGTTAATTTTTTTTCTTATGCCTCTTAATGATGCTGCTATTAGTACTCTTGGTTCTGCTGTTGAGCAGTTCCCGGGAGCTGCTCAATCTATTACTAATTCCGCTTCTGATATATTCAATTATTATCAGTCGGAACGTAATTACAAACGCAATCGCTCTGATGCTCTTTCTGATTGGAATTTAGTCAATCAGTACAATTCTCCTGAAGCTCAGATGCAGCGTTTTCGTGATGCTGGATTAAATCCTAACCTTATCTATGGTCGTGGTGATTCTGGCAGTGCTGGTTCTGTTAATACTCCCGAGGCTTCCGCATTTCAAGCTACTGGTCGTTCTTCTCGTACTAATCTTGATTTTATGGCTACTCAATTGGGTATGGCTGATCTCAAGATTAAACAGGCTCAAGCCAATAATTTGAATGTTCAAACTGATGTAATTCGTGAGGATTTTAATCTTCGTCGTTTTCAGGCTCAGCGTGCTGGATTTGATGTTCAACGTGCTGGATTTGATGCTGAACGTGCTGGATTTGATCTCGGTATTGAACGTGAGTTCGCTGCCGACCATCGGCGTGAAGCTGTCCGTGCTACCCGTGTTCAAACTGATCTTTCTCTTAATCGTGATGCTCGTGAGGCTGCGCTTAATTCTTCTAATTTGCAGGAAGCACTTGAACGCATGCTTTCTATGCAGGAACAACGCAAGAATACGATTCTTGATCGTGATAAGACTTATTCTACTATTAAACGTGATTCTGCTGAAACTTCTCGTGCACTTCAGCATATTGCTTTGATGGCTAAGGATGGTACTTTGCGTGATATTGAAATTGCTCTTCGTAAGGATGGTGTAAACCCCAACGACCCTGCTTGGCAGCGTGAATTGATGAAGCTTTTTAAATCTCTTGATTTTTCCGGTGGTGATCCTTATCCAATTCAGGATTATCGTCCCGGTTCAAAATTCTAGTTATGTGTTCTCGTTGTGAACCTCTTTTGCTCACTT